CAATTGATTTTGGATTAAAACCAAAAGCAAATAGTGTAATTATATTTCCAGCATTTCCTCCATATTTTCACACGGCACATGTAGTAAAGTCTGGATTTAAGTATATGATTCCTGGTCACTGGATACATAATGAAATGAATCTTAATCGCAACGAAAGCATGTAAATGAAAACGGCAATCGTTACTGGATCTAGCAAGGGTGTTGGGTATGCAACAGTAAAACTGCTATCTGAAAGTGGATATAGGGTCATAGCAGTCTCTAGAGACTTATCAAGGGTATCTCAGATAGACTCTGATAATGTTGAAACATATCAACTAGATATAACTGATTCAAAACAAATAGAAGAATTCTTTGAAAAATATAAAGACATAACCCTAGATCTTTTAGTTAATAATGCTGGTGGTGGATCTAGCCCAACAATGCTTATCAATGAAACAATGGAAAATTTTAGAATTGCCTACGAAATAAATGTTTCTGGCCCAATGTATCTTTCTCAGCTTTTTGTTCCATGTATGCAAAGGTCTGACTCACCAACCATTATATTTGTTAGTTCGTTAGGTGGAAAAGTTCCATATCGTAGTGGAGGAAACTATACAAACGCTAAAAGAGGCATGATGGCCCTAGTTGATACTATGCGATTAGAGTTTCCTGCATACGGTATTAAGGTTACTGAGATATGCCCTGGAACTATTGATACACTAATAGAAAAGCGTGAAATAGCACTAACTGCTGAAGATCTTGCAGAGTCTATTAGATGGGTATCAGAGTTGCCAAGTCATTTTAATATTAATCATATTGAAATGAACCATATAAGCAGCAGTAAGTTTGCCTAGAACTAGGAAGGAAACCTAGTCATCCAAACCTTAGTCTTTGGCGTAATTCCATGCCAAGCAGACCAGTTTTTTCCACCGTTACTCATATGATAGGCAACCTGTGCATTAATAACAGGATTTAACAATTCACTGTTAAAGTTAATGCCAAACTTTGCCTTGCGATCATTCTTTAGCATTCCAATCATATTTATCTGGAATATACCGTAAGAGTTGTCGCCAGTTTTTTCATTGCCATTAAAGGCCAGTGGTCGCCCATTAGACTCTTTCTTAGCAACAGCCCAAGCCTTCACAAGTCCATCACCACGAAAACCAACGGCATATAGTAACTCTTTTAACTGACGATCTGTAAGGCTAACAGCATCTTGATACTTATGTAGAACGTTTAGGTCCTTTTTTACTGCTACCAGACTTTTAGGCTTAGAAACCAAAAAAACCGCCTTGGCGGTTGAAGGTTCAGACAGCGCTGGTTTACTCAGATTATTTTCAGTACTTAAAGCATTAGCTGCATTACTTAATGGTGCAATAAGCCCCAGTGCAGCAAGGATTCCAATCCAAATCTTTTTATCTCTTCTCATAATAATAACCTCCTAGAGACTAAAGATGCTACCCGTTGGTAGCACTATCTAAGTATAGCATCAAAATTTCCCCAAAAGCAAGTTTTGGTGATATTTATTTAAATTATTTTAAATTGCTATTTGATCGTGGTATAATATAAAAATGGCTACATACAGAGGACAATCATCTACCTATGACATTGGTGAAAAACCACCATTTGTTAATTGGACAATCGTAAAAGGAGATACAGCATCTTTTAAGGTTTACCTAACAGATGATGCAAAAGAACCTTTAACTATTGATGACTGGGACATTGAAGTAGAGTTTAAAAGACCTACCACTCCAGTTGATCCTCAAATAATTACAGATACCGCAAGCCTAATTTTTACAATTACACCAGAACAAGACCTAGATGATGCTGATGGTGAGTTTAAGGTTAATATAACTGCAGCACAATCCGCAGAACTAAGAACAAATGATATTTTTGATATTGAATTACGTCTTCCACAGAACACACTTGTTTGGACAGTTGCTCAAGGGAAGATTATTCTCCTTGAGGATGTTACAAACTAATGGCAAAAGTTGTTATAAATAACAATACCCCAGTTTTTACAAAGGTTATTGAAAGAGTTTCTTTTCCAAATGTAGAAATTACTCAAAAAAATAATGGGGTAGCCATAGACTCAGTGCTTCCATTTAGAATAAGATTTACAGCAATACAGATACCAACATCTATTGGCAATATACCAGCCATTCCTTTGCAGATTATTGGTTTCTCTAACTATATACTTTAATATCTATGATATAATTCGTATATGGCTAAATTATCAATTTCAAGCATCAAGGGTCTTTTTCAAACTGGAGACCGTCCAAGTCAAACAAACTATGAAGATTTGATTGACAGCACCTCTGCAAGATCAACAGACCTTGGTTCAGAGGGAAATAATGAGACTACAATCAACGGTATTGAGAACTCAACAATTTTTGATAACTTTTTAGCAAGTGAGTGGAGATCAGTGAAATATTTGATCTCAATTAAAAAAGTTTCTGGTGGCGATAATAAATATTACGCTACAGAATTAACTATAGTCCCTGATGCTACAGATGTAAGCGTTAGTGAATATGGAACAGTAGACAATGATGGGAATATTGGCACCATCTCCGTGTCTAGAGCAGGAAATACAGTTTCACTAACTGTAATTCCAGTGGGTGGATTGACCCCTATAACCTTGCGCTATTTGCGTATTGGTTTGAAGGCTTAACCTAAAGGAGATAAAAATGGCAACAGTAACAAAAGATTTTAGAGTAAAAGCAGGACTGGTGGTTGAGGGATCAACCGCGACTGTTAATGGAAAGAATATTATCACAGCAGGTGTCGTTGACGCTAAAGGTGATTTGATTGTTGGTAGTGCAGACGATGCAGTAGCACGTTTAGGCATTGGTACAAACGGTCAAGTACTTACAGCAAACTCAGGTGCAACATACGGAGTTGAGTGGGCAGCACCAGCAGCTGTTGGTGTTTTTGGTTCTTCAATTACATTTGAAGGCACAACAGCAGATGATTACGAAACAACAATTGAAGTAGCTGATCCAACAGCTGACCGTACAATTACATTCCCAAATGCAACTGGTACAGTAGCACTTACTTCAGATATTACATCAGCAGTCAATGGAATTTCAACAACTGATATTGAAGAAGGAACTAACCTTTACTTCACAGATGAAAGAGCACAAGATGCTGTAGGTAATGCAGTTGGAACTGGCCTTACTTATACAGACTCAACAGGTGCAATCTCTGTAACAGCAAATACTTATGATGCATACGGTTCAGCATCAGCAGTTGCTGGAGATCTTTCAACACACACAGGATCAACAGCAGCACACGGTGTAACAGGTGCGGTAGTTGGAACAGAAAATACACAAACTCTTACAAATAAGACACTTACAAGCCCAGTAGTTTCAGGACTTGCACTTTCAGATTCAAGTATTGTTTTTGAAGGTTCATCAGCAGATGCTAACGAGACAACACTTACAGTAGCAAATCCTACAGCAGATCGTACAATTACTCTTCCAGACGTAACTGGTACTGTTGTTACAACTGGTGATACAGGTTCTGTAACAAATACAATGCTTGCAGGATCAATCGCAAATGAAAAGCTTTCAAACTCAGCAATTACAATTAATGGTACATCAACATCTCTTGGTGGTTCACGTACTCTTGGATCTGATGATATTGCAGAAGGCTCAACAAACAAGTACTTCACAGACGAAAGAGCGCAAGATGCTATCGGAACTGTTGTAGGCAATGGCCTTGACTATGATGATTCAACAGGAGCAATTTCTGTAGACCCTTCAGAATTCACACTAAACTCTGTAGGTGTTCCAAATGGTGCAGTATCTTTAAACAGCCAAAAAATCACAAACCTCGCAACACCAACTGATGGAACAGATGCTGTAACAAAGGCTTATGTAGATGCAGCAACAGAAGGTCTTCATGTTCATGAATCAGCTCGTGCAGCAACAACAGTAAACGTTAACCTAGCAAACGCTCTTGAAAATGGAGACACTCTTGATGGAGTTACTCTTGCAACTGGAGATCGTATTCTTGTTAAGAATCAGACAACACAATCTGAAAACGGTATTTACGTAGTAGCAGCATCTGGTCAACCAGCTCGTGCTACAGACTTTGATACAGCATCAGAAGTTGACTCAGGCGACTTTATATTTGTTTATTCTGGTACAGAAAATGGTGGAACTGGTTGGGTCCAAACAAATCGTCCAGCAACAATTGGAACAGATGCAATTGCATTTACACAGTTCTCAGGTGCTGGTACATATTTAGCAGGTAATGGTTTAACACTAACTGGTAATTCATTTAGTATTAATACAACTATTACAGCAGATTTAAGTACAGCGCAAACACTAACAAACAAGTCAATTAGTGGTTCAGCAAATACACTTACAAACATTCCAAATAATGCTTTGTCAAATTCTGCAATCACAATTAACGGAACATCAGTATCACTTGGTGGAACTCGCACTCTTGGATCAGATGACATTTCAGAAGGTTCTACAAACAAGTACTTTACTGATGAACGTGCACAGGATGCTATTGGAAATGCCGTAGGAACAGGCCTTTCATATAACGATACAACTGGTGCAATTTCTAACTCAGGTGTAACAGGACTTACTGGAACTACAAATCAGGTATCAGTATCTGCTGCAACTGGATCAGTTACACTATCTACTCCACAAGACATTCACTCTGCAGCATCTCCAACATTTGCAGCACTGTCTGTAGGATCAGGAGCACTAACTGCTGGTTCTGTAGTACTTCCAGATGCTCTTGTTGGTTCTGCTCTAGCAACTGCTGGAACTTCAGCAACAACAATTGATACATTCTCAGCATCAACATATACTGCTGCTAAGTATGTAATTCAAATGAAAAAGGGTACTGACATTGAAGTAATTGAAATGTTGG